GTCATAATTAATATCGCCTTCGTCCAAAGACACAACAGCGGCTTCAGAAGAGAGGGCAGAGAGGTAGACTGCAACCCCATCCGCATCAGCAAAGAAATGCCCGCGTGTTGCGTCCACTAATTCGTTGATCTCAGAGAAAGCCGTCCGTCCGCGTGTCCAGTAATATGCCATCGTATCGGATGCGGTTGTGTCTATGTTCGTCCCACCTATCCAGCCAGCCAGACCAATATTAGCGGCTATGGCATCGTCATATTGAACGCTAGTGGTTACACTGGAAGATTTGATATTATTATTCTTTAGCTTTTCCAGACCATCTATTGCCGTAATTATCGCAAGCGGCGCGGTTCCAAATCTATATTTAATATCTTCGATGAAGCCCGTAAATCTTGAGTAAACCGTGCCCGTGCTTTCATCGTATGAAATCAACTTTATTCTCTGCTTCTGACTAAGTAACCCATAAAGAGGACTACTGGTATTGTAAGGGTTGTACCTTCCAGCCGTATCCTTCAAGACGACTGTTAATCGCCCTGGGTCTATCGGCTCAAATCCGTCCCCCTCGGAAGCTAAAAAGAACTGCCGCCCGCGTGTTAGTTCGTAATTCTGCATTCTGCCTGAGGCTTCGTTAGTCCCGTCAAACATCCCGTCCCCATCCCAGTCCACCATAAGACCGAATGACAATAATCGCCCCACGTCCGCGGCAGTAGATGCACCGAATTGGTTTGTCGTGTCAAACTTATTAACATTTCCAAATTTACGATTAGGCATGCACGACCCCCTCATTTCTGAGTATGCGTTTTACGATGGACGTAAACTCCCGCGCCTGCTCTTCCGGGTCAGCAAACGACCCATTGAGATTAACAACAAATGTCATGCCTGCGCCCTGTCCTTTGGGAGATATACTAATCAATTCACCGCCGGAAGCGGTGTCACCATTGCCCATCATAAAGCCCTCATTGCCGTATGACTGAGGAACCATAAAAGAACCACCGCTAGCGTGCGGTCTGCCTGATCCAGGAACCTTTACGCTCCCCGCACCGCCTGCGCCTTGTTGTAGTACAGGCGGTGAGCCAATGGTTTGAAAAGTTGTGGTAACCAACGTCTGCACCTGCGCTGGGATGCTCATCAGACTATTCGCTAAATCGTTGGCGGCGCTTTCCTCTTCCTTCATTCTCACCGCCGCCTCTGCTGTATAAACGCCCATGGCGATTCCGCGCTCGATCAGTCCATTCTTTTCTTCGGTAGTCAATCCGTCAATGGACACCAACTCTTCAGCGCGCGCGAGTATTCTCTGATTGGTTGCAAGCTGGAAAGCGTCAGCGTTTTCCTGCTGTGCCGCGGCATTCTCTGCGAGTTTATCGTTGACCTCCTGTATCTTTTCGCCCTCTTCCGACCAGCCTTGATCAATCAGTTTTTCTTTTTCAGCAAGCAACTCGACCTGTTTTTCGGTAAGGTCGGCTTGCTTGTCCCTATATGAGTCGATTGTTTTTGTAAGATCGCCGAGCGTCTTCAGTTCGTCTTGATTCGCCTTCGTCATATCCTTGATAGCCTGCTCTGCTATCTTCGCTTCGTCGGCAAGGCGGGCTACGGCTTCGGCTTCTGTTTCAAACGCCCCACCCGCGCCTTCCGCCGCATCTTTGGCAAGGAGCGCCCCGTCTGCCGCTTCACGCTCGGCTTTTGCAAGTTCCCTGTATTCTGAAAGATTCTTTTCGAGACTAATATCTTTTTCTCTTTGCTCCGCCGCCATTTCTTGGGCACGGGTTGCGTCTCTTTGAGCATTGATGATATTTGTAAGTGCATTAACCAACGGCGGGGCGGCTTTGTATGTCAACGCATCCCAAGAGTCTTTGAGCGCATCAGCAGATATTTGATACTGCCTCGCCTCCTCATAGGCTTGTTCTGTGACAATTAACCCTTCATCCATGGCATCCGACATATTGCGAATACTATCGCCGCCCTTTTCCAAGAGCTTCCCCATTTCCTCTCCCGATTTTCCGAAGCGGTCAAGAAGAAACTGCATTCGCTCAGTTCCGGGCGCGAGGTTCAGGTATTCATCGGACATTCGCGCAAGCCCGTCAATGCTCGGCTCGAACCCGTCTTTGAGTGCCAGTTTTAGGGATGTGCGTAGTGAGTCTGTACTCACCCCCACATCGTCGGCTACTTCTTTCAGCCGCGACGCTTCCTCGGTAGTCGTTCCCATCGCGCGCGCAAGATTACCGACCAGTACCGCGTTATCGACGTACTTTTGCCCCGTCTCTTCCCATACTGCCTGTCCAACGCGCACCACATCCAGGACGGTGGAATACATGGATCTAAAATCAGTCCATGACATTTTGCTATTTTTGGCGGCTCTGTCTGCCTCTTCTGCCGACTTTTTTATAGCGGCGTTTGTTTCCTTGAATTCCTTTTTGAGTTTTTCCTGCTGATCTATGACGCGTTTAGAGTCCGCTATGAGTTCATTCACGCGCGATTCAAAGTCAATACCAATTTTTGCAATACCAGCACCAGCGAGAGGCATTTATTCCTTCTCCAATTCAAAAAGTATCTTCGCCATAACGGGATTCTTTTCAGCCCATGCCGCCCAATTGTCAGAACTGATGCGGGCGTGGTAGGCTTTGTAAATGTTCTCCGCGAATATTAATCGCCGTAGTTCTCCAAAATAAAATGAGTCGCGTCCGAGTATTGCCTTCACGCCAAAGCGGTCTATCTTCGCAAGTACGTCCAATTCACGGGAATATTGTCCTTCGCTTGCCGCCAGATAAGCGTCGGACTTTACTCGTTTGGGATTTCAAGCTCACCGATATACACGTTTCGTATTTCTGTAAATAACCATGTGATCAGATCATGCGAAGCCTTGCGCGGTGACATGGGGAAATTCTCGACTGTGGGAGGGTTGGGGAAGTTTTCTAAATTCCAACTCTCCACACAGGCGAGAATGGCGGGCATCTTCGGCTTATCCAACACAGTCAAGAAAATCGAATCTGTCTTGTTGGATAGTATCGGCTCAAGTCCTATTTCAATCAATTCAACCTGCGGCAGATACAATTGGTCTGCGATAGTGACAGACCCTTTCCAGCGTTTTGAGGGTGATGTTATTACTTTAGACACAACTCCTGCTTTCTATTAATTTCACGCCTCGGCTGCCGTTCCCCATGCCGGGGCAGTGGGTCCGAATACATCAAGCTGTGCGCTCCATGTATTCGCCTGCGGGTCAACGCTGTACGAGTGGCAAAGATAACCGCTCGTTGAACTGGACGTAATCCCGAACTGTGGTTCACCTGCATCCCATGCGCTCTGGATACCGATCTGGATGTCGAGCGACAAAGGTGTAGCAACTCCATTGATTGCAATCATATGCGCGTGAACGACAGTATCGAATGGTCCGCCAATGGTCAACGGCATGGCGGGCTGACCGATGACGATATTTTTTGAACCGTCCGAGAATGCGGTTACGTCCTGCGTGTCATACGTCACGCCGATAGTCCCGACGTTGTTCACGTAGGCGGTGAGATCCGTCAGCGTCCCGCCGCTGTTGTCGAGTTTTACGGTAATATACTTTGAGTGTGTTCTTCCTGCGGTCATGTTTTATTTCTCCTTTATGCTAGATTATTTCTGATAAACGCGCTTGTGAATGTGACAGTAGTTGCCGTTCCAAGCGTCAATTGAAAGCGTAAATATCTCTTGATTGCGGCGGTTGTAGATAATGCAACCATACCGTGCTGAGGTGTTACCGCCGCAGTAATACTGCCACTTGTTGCGCCTGTGATTGCCGCAAAAGAACCGTCTAAATTTGTATCGGCTTCCTCAGCAGTCAGCGTAAATGTGCCGTTACTTGTAGTTGCATGATAGATGAATATCCCGCCTAACGATGGGGGGCTAGCTCCAAAATCATCAATCCCTACTGCTGTATTTGCGGCTGTGCGCGCGAGTAGGGGTGCAAGCAACACTCCCCACGGTTTTTTATAAGTCAACGTGCTTGCATACGATGCGCCTCCGAAAGGCAGACTCGCGGCTACAAAACCCGATCCTTGATCTGATTTATAGCCTGTATCCTCGAATTTCCACGCGAATACAGGATTGCCCGCAACTGGCGCGGCGTTGGCTCCAATGGCAACCATCAGGTTACGAGTTACAGACGCTTGATTTGCAAATAGGCCGGCGGTATCGTTATCCAGAAACGCATTAAGTACACCAGCCTGGATGTCGCCTTTTCCAACAAGGATATTTTTGCACTCATCAGTAAACGCCGCGTCCGGTTCAGCGTCGAACATCCACGCTAACGCGCCAATCGTGCGGCTATAACCAGACATATCCACGCCATTAATGTAGGCTCTGTAATGCTTTAAATGTGTGCGCGTCATTAATCACCTGCCTTTTTGTTACGCGGCTTCGATATTCGCTCCACTGTTGAATCAAAATCAGGAAGAGGTTCAAATATTGCATCTTCCTCCGCCACTTCCAAGCGTATCAACTCCAACGCCTGCGCGGTAGAAAAGTCGGCAATGTCACCATTGCGGTATTGCTTCATAGCGGTCTCGCGCCCCAAATAATCGTGTGTGAATTTAAGTCTCATTTCGCAAACTCCAAGCATCTTAGGCTGAAAAGACAACCCCAAAACTGATTGCCAGATGGATCCTCCACCTGTCCCAAGCCCTCCACGCCCGCCAGCTCCATGTCCACCAATCCTGTCACCGCGTCGTTCGTGATAATCGTTTCCCATATCAATTTTGACTTTTGTAGCAGTAGAGAGTATGGGTCAAGTTGTGAAATTCCACTCCCCAACTCTGCAAATAAGAAAACATAATGCAGGGTATATGAGAAGTTGGTTGCGGCGTTCCCGTCAGTCCCAAACGATTCGCGCGATACATCAATGTCTGTGATAAATCCGCCGGGCTGAGGGAACAATACAGGCATAATCATATTGCCAGTTGGGGGTATGGTATCAATGCTTTTGATGGTTACGCCTGATATATTAATGGCGGCGATGCTATCGGCAACC